TGGAACTTGAGACGTTCAGGTTTCAATGTTAGAAAATTTGTAAGAAACTACATTGACACAACTGCTGACAACAAGAGAGCAAGCGATGAAGCAATGACAAATTACTATCCACACAGATGGGTAACTGAATCAGGCAACCAAGCAGACGGTTCAGGTTCGTTTGGAAGAAAAGCTCAACGTAAAGTTGTGGTACAAGCATTACAAGCCACTCTAAATTCTAATCAAGAAATCAGAGATGATGAATCTAGATTATTCAACGTGATGGCAACACCGGGTTATGCAGAACTGATTGGTGAAATGGTTTCATTAAATTACGACAGAGGATTAAGTGCTTTTGTGGTAGGTGATACTCCATTTAGATTAACACCAGATGCAACAACAATTGGTGATTATGTAAACAATGTTAACCTTGCATTAGAAGACAATGACTTAGGTTTAGTTACTAGTGACGAATATTTGGGTGTATTTTATCCATCAGGATTCACAAGTGACAACTTTGGAAACAATGTTGTTGTTCCACCAAGTCACATGATGTTGAGAACTATTGCATTGAGTGATCAAGTTTCTTTCCCATGGTTTGCTCCAGCAGGGACAAGAAGAGGCGGAATCACAAATGCAACGTCAACAGGTTACGTAAACAGCGAAGGCGAGTTTGTGTCAGTATCTTTAAACGAAGGTCAAAGAGACACACTTTATGCTGGTAATGTAAACCCAATCACGTTCATAACAGGTGCTGGTTTAGTCAACTACGGACAAAAAACTAGAGCGGCGGCGGCAAGTTCATTAGATAGAATCAATGTTGCAAGACTTGTGATTTACCTAAGAAGTCAGTTAAACAAATTGGCGAGACCTTATGTTTTTGAACCAAATGATAAAACTACTAGAGATGAAATTAAAGCTCAAGCAGAAAGTTTAATGTTAGAATTGGTTGGTAACAGAGCAATTTATGACTTCCTAGTTGTGTGTGACGAAACAAACAACACACCTGCTAGAATAGACAGAAATGAATTGTATTTAGATATTGCAATTGAGCCAGTCAAAGCAGTGGAATTCATTTATGTTCCATTAAGACTTAAAAACACTGGTGAAATATCAGGGTTATAATAGGATAAATAATTAGGAGAACGAAAAATGAGTATTTCTACACTATCAAAAATCACAGTACCTTTAGATAGCAATCAATCTGCATCTAATCAAGGTCTGTTGATGCCTAAATTACAATACCGTTTTAGAGTGTCATTAGAAAACTTTGGAGTTTCTACTCCAACAACTGAGTTAACAAAACAAGTGCAAGATGTAACAAGACCTAATCTATCATTTGAAAACACAACAATTGACGTTTACAACAGTAAAGTTTACCTAGCGGGTAAACACACATGGGAACCAATCACAATTACATTAAGAGAAGACGTAAACAACAACGTACAAAAACTTGTTGGTGAACAGTTACAAAAACAATTTGATTTCTTTGAACAATCAGCGGCGGCTTCAGGTGCTGACTACAAATTTGTTACTAGAATTGAAATCACTGATGGTGCCAATGGTGCTAACACAGTGGGAATTTTAGAAACATTTGAATTGTATGGTTGCTATGTTGAATCAGCAAACTACAACACATTGGCTTACAATTCAAGTGAGCCTGTAACAGTCACATTATCATTGAGATATGATAATGCAATACAAACACCACAAGGAACAGGTGTAGGTACTGCTGTTGGAAGAACAGTGAATACTTTAATCACCGGCGGTGGTGCGTAATTTTCGTAAGCATTTATAAATTGAAAAGGGGGCTTAGGCCCCTTTTTTGTTTTTAACACGTCCTATTTTTCATAGTATAAATACTGTATATGGCAAACATTTTAACACCGTTCTTAGACAATTTGAAAAGTGGCGTACTAGAACCAAAAGGTAATCTAGGAGACTTTGGGCATGCGGCAAGACTGTATGTGGATGATAGTTTTAGATTAGCACCTAAATCAAAATTTTTATATCATTGTGTATTCAATATCAATCAAAACGTACTGGACAGAATGATAGCAAACTCTCCATCACACCCTAATGGGTCTAGTATTTTTAAAACTTTGAGTAATTTTAAAAACAAACATCAAAATGAATTAAACATGTTGGTTAAAAATGTTGACTTACCTAAATACTCAATAGAAACAGTGGTTGCCCAACAATACAACAAAAAAAGAAAATTACACACAAAAATTTCATATGATCCAATAACTATGGTGTTCCATGATGACAACTACGGTGTGTCCACAGCACTATGGGAAATGTATTATAGATATTATTTTAGAGATGGATGGTATGGACAAGATGAATCGGCCAAAAGATCACCAGAAGCATTTTTAAATACTTCAGGCAGTGTCGACTCACAAGCATCACCATTCAGTAGATCATTAGCCTATAACAGTCCTTTTGATTTTAGAAAATTTAGATTTGGTTTGGACAATGATACACACGAAGCATTTTTCGATAGCATTCAAATCTTTCAAATGAGCAGAAAACGATACACCATGTTTCATTTGGTTAATCCAATCATCACGCAATGGCAACACGATACTCTGAACAATGAAAGCAGTGAGCCTGTGGCCAACAACATGGTGATAGAATATGAATCTGTTTTTTATGGCAGAGGTGCTGTGTCGGAAGGCACACCTAAAGGATTTGCGGAACAACACTATGATCAAACACCATCTCCTAATTCATTAGCAGGTGGAGGAACAACCAGTTTGCTGGGAACAGGCGGTGTGGGCAGTTTTATCGGCAGTTTCTTTGGAGGACAAGGAGGTCCTAACACAGATATATCTGGTGGAGAAACTGGCAGAAGCAGATTCAATCTTGGGACAATATTAAGAGGAGCGAACGCCATTAAAAATGCAAAGAACTTATCCAAAGCAGGTTTGGCACAAGAAGGATTTAATATTCTAAAAGGTGCTGTGGGAAGAATTGGCGGAACTGCAGATTCAAGTTACACACGCAGTGGAGGATTAGGATCCACAGTGATTGGCAGAAGTGCTAGTAAATTTGGAAACACAGTTAAAGCATTTATCAGAAAGAAATAATACATGAGCAATTTACCAAAAACAAATACAGTAGAAAAAGACACAAAAAAGTTTTTTGAAAATTCAAACAAACCTGTCTTAACATTTCCTACAAATGACGTGGATGCAATGATTGGATATTTTCAATCAAGAGGTTTTTCTAAACAAAGCAGTATTTCAACTGCCACAGTTTTACTTACTCAAGCAAAAATAGATGGCGTAAATGCTTTTGAGTTAATAGATACTCTTAAAGGAATAGATGATGTAAAATTAAGTGGCATCGTAACAGAAATTTTAAATGCCAACAGATCAAAGATATCATCATTGGGTTACAAAGATACAACCCCAACCAATCGGACAGAAAAAAGAAACATAATCAAATAACATGTCTAAATTTGCACAGGGTAGATTCTCTATGAAGTATCCTGAAAAATATATTGGCGGAAAAACTCCATTGTACAGAAGCAGTTGGGAATTTGCTTTTATGAGATTTTGTGACGAAAGTCCCAGCATCGCAAAATGGGCTAGTGAATCAATCAAGATTCCATACAAGCATCCATTGACTGGAAAATTTTCTGTTTATGTACCTGATTTTTTTATTGCTTATGCAGACAAAAACGGCAAGCAACATGCTGATGTTATAGAAATAAAACCAGAAAATCAAACTAAATTAGAAAGTGTTGGAAAAAACAAATACAATCAATCTCAATTGATAATCAATCATGCTAAATGGAAGTCTGCTGGCTTGTGGTGTAGAAACAGAGGATTTGCTTTTAAAATAATAAATGAATCTGATATATTCCACACAGGAAAAAAGAGATAATGCCGATTTTAAGAATTTAGGATACAAATTCCAGTAAATAAAACTGCAATGACCAAAAAATTAGAAGAACTATTAAATTTGCCTGAATCTCAAGATATTGTTAAAGAAGACAACAACAAAGCAAAGCAGGACAAAAAAATTAGTAAAAAACAGCAGAAAGAAAACGAAACAGCCATGAGAGATATTGCAGAGTTTGACAAAATTGCTTCGGCACTTCCCAAAGTAGACGGACTGGGAGAAATGGCAGACACAGAACTGGACGATGTGGGACAAAGAGCAATCACAGCCTACGAAGATCTGATGGATTTAGGTATGAACGTGGAAAGCAGATACGCTTCTCGTATATTTGAAGTAGCAGGTCAAATGTTGAAGACCAGCCTCGATGCAAAAACAGCCAAATTGGACAAAAAACTTAAAATGGTGGATTTGCAACTTAAGAAGCAGAAACAAGACACCAAAGACTCTCCAGAAGGTACGAATTTAGTGCAAGGAGACGGATACATAATATCAGACCGTAACAGTTTGTTGGAAAAACTTAAAAAAATGGATAAATAACACTATGAAACAAAGTTTTAAACACTATCTAGTAGAAAGCAAAAAATTATACTCATACAAAGTGGGTTTGGCAGGCGATTTGCCCGAAAACGCAGTTGATAAACTTGAAACTGTGATGCAAAAATTTAAATTAGCCAGCATGAGCAAAGGCAAGAAAACTCCTATTCAAGAGAGACCACTAGATTTTCCAAATTTACAAAACACAAGAGCAACTTATTTTGATCTTGAAACAGAATATCCAACAACTCCACAAATATTAGAACAGTATTTGCAAAACACTTTAGGCATGGATCCTGCACACGTGATAGTGAGAGATCCAAATGCTCCACAAGAGCAAGAACAAGAACCTAAAGACAATAAACCATATGAAGCGATGTTAGACACTGATTATGAAGCCAGTAAAGATGAACAAAAAACTGCTGGTGATAACAGAGTAATGGAATTGTTAAAAGAATTAGAAAAAGATAGAAAAGACAGATCAGCACCAGATGCCGCATCTGGAATTAAACCAGGTGGTAATGTGCTTCCTAATGAAGGCGACAGCAAAAACGAAATGTCACCTATTTCAGGCAAGCAGAAAGGTAAATAATTTTATGGACATTAGAGATTTTTTAAAAAAAGTAGACAGTATTCAAAGCAAAGAGCAATTGAAAGAAGATGTGAAAAGAATACATGTTAAAGAAGCATCGCAAGTTATGTTGTACGGAGATACTCCTGAAGACATGGCGGCAATTGCACAAATTTTTAAAAATGCAGGAGTTACTCCTCCACCAGCAATTGTGCAAGGACCTGCTCCAGAAGAATCTGTAGAAGAAGAAATTCCAGGCAAAGCATCAACAACTCCTGAACCTAGATATCAAGACACTCAATACATGACGAAAGATATATCGGGTGGTATCAACAAACAAAAGAAAAGTTTTGCTAAAGCACAAGACGGCGATAACGCAATGGCAGTTGAAAAAACTGAAGAAGAATTACAATCTTCAATTAAAGAAACATTAAAACAAGCCTACCAAGACTTCAAAAAAAAAGACTAGAACGTAGCCTCACAAAACCTGAAGAAAAAGCCAAAGAAAAATACGTCAAAGGTATGAAAAAAGACAAAGGCGATTTTAAAAAACGTTACGGTGATGATGCAAAATCAGTGATGTATGCTATTGCCACAAAAATGGCGAAGAAAAACGCATAATCAAATCGCATAACACCACCAATTTAAAGCATAAGTATTGTATATGAGTAACAAAAGTTTAGACGGTGTCCTTACCAAAAAAGCACACATAAAAGAAAAATTTACAGAAGATCAGATACAAGATTTGATTGAATGTTCAGATCCAAAAGAAGGTTTTCTCTCATTTGCCAAAAAGTTTTTCTTTATTCAACATCCTGTCAGAGGTAAATGTATATTTGAACCTTTTGAATATCAAACAAGATTGTTGTCCAGTTACCATGATTACAGATTCAATATCAACATGCTACCTAGACAGAGCGGAAAGACCACCACAGCCGCTTGTTATCTATTATGGTATGCGATGTTTCATCCGGATCAAACAATTCTGATTGCGGCACACAAATACACAGGTGCTCAAGAGATCATGCAACGTATTAGATATGGATATGAATTGTGTCCTGATTACGTCAGAGCAGGTGTGACCAACTACAACAAAGGATCAATGGAATTTGAAAACGGATCAAGAATTGTATCCGCAACCACAACAGGCAACACAGGTAGAGGTATGTCAATATCTTTACTATACTGCGATGAGTTTGCATTTGTTAATCCGGGCATAGCACAAGAGTTTTGGACATCTATATCACCTACACTGGCAACAGGTGGTAGAGCAATTATCACATCAACACCTAACTCAGATGAAGATGTGTTTGCCACAATATGGAGAGAAAGTCAAAACAAATTTGATGAACATGGCAATGAACAAAAACTGGGCTCAAATGGATTCCATGGTTTTAGAGCAAGTTGGGACGAACATCCGGACAGAGATGAAGATTGGAAAGCACAAGAACTAGGACGTATAGGCGAAGAAAGATTTAGACGTGAATATGGTTGTGAGTTTTTAGTATTTGACGAAACTCTTGTGGATAGTATTATGTTGTCTACTCTAGAAGGAAAAGAACCTATTTTAAATATGGGACAAACACGTTGGTATAAAAAATTAAATGGTCATTCAACTTACGTCATTGCTCTTGATCCAGCAATGGGTACAGGTGGAGATTCAGCGGCTATTCAGGTTTTTGAACTGCCTAGTTTTGAACAAGTGGCAGAATGGAAACACAATATGACCGCTATTCCTCATCAAATTAGAATTTTAAAAGAAATATGTAATTACATTAAGGATGAGTGTGGAAATAGAACAGGATCTAACATTTATTGGAGTGTGGAAAATAACACCATTGGAGAATCTGCATTAATTGTTATACAAGAATTTGGTGAAGAAAATATTCCAGGCATGTTTGTCTCAGAACCAATCAGGAAAGGACACATAAGAAAATTTAGAAAAGGATTCAACACCACACACAGATCAAAAATTAGTGCCTGTTCAAGATTAAAAGTTATGGTGGAGCGAAACAAAATTAAAATAAATTCTAAAAACTTAATTAAGGAACTTAAATCATTTATTGCATCAGGAAACTCCTATAAAGCCAAATCGGGCGATTCAGATGACCTTGTTTCTGCAACATTGTTGTGCATACGTTTAATGGGCGTGTTGCGTGATTGGGATCCAAAAATATACAATTCTTTTACTCAAATTGACGATGATGAGATGTCTGAAAAGGTGATGCCTTTGCCTTTGTTTGTCTCACATTAAAATAAATACACTGTATGGACTTACAAAATACATCAACTGCACTGTTTAATAAACTGCGTGGTCAATTTCCCACAATTACTGTAGGTGATTCTGACGGTAATGTTACAAATAACCCAAAACAGGCAAGATTTTTCGATTTTGATTTTGTCAAAGAAGGCAAAAGTTTTGGGAAAATCAGCATAAGTATAAGTGAAGATCAAGGTTTAGTGGTATTACACAGCACTGATGTGATCAGTGAAGCAGATCCGGCAACCAAAGAGTCTTGGTACAACTTTTTAAAAGAAATGAGAGAGTTTGCCAAAGCAAGGTTAATGGGTTTCGACACAAGAGATATCACAAAAAGTAACCTTGAAAAAAGAGATTACGAATTTTTAAAGAAAGAGAATAATATGGAAGCAGTAAGCGAATCAAACATGTTTGGCACAAACAAAACCAGTTTTCAACAGATTGGTGATGCAAAAATGGTTGTAAAACATTCCACAATTGTTGACCCAGAAATTCCTGGAGCAAGATCACAAAAAATCGAATCAATTTTTATCGAAAGTCCAGCAGGAGAAAGATTTAAATTTCCTTTAAAACATCTTAATGGTGCCAGAGCAATGACAAGACACGTTGCTGAAGGTGGCAATCCATATGATCAATTTGGAAAATACATTTTAGGTTTAAGTGAAGAACTTAACAAATTGAAAAAATTTAAAACATACATGAACAGATCCAATGTGATGGCTGAAGGATTAAAAGAGTACTTGTCTGTGATTGATGAACGAATAGAAGATATCAAACACACAGCTCAAAAGTTACAAAAAGAATCAGGATATAAATCAATAAAAGAAACACATGAAGAAAGCGTGTTAGAAGAAGTTCCTGCCAATGTGCAAAAAAATTGGATAGATGAATTAACAATCAAAACATTCAATGAAGAATTACAAGATGTATTTCCTTACATATACAAATTGGTTTCTGAGAGAACAGCAATTAAAGAATTACGTCCACAAGATTTTGAAACAGAAGCACATGGCTACCAAGGTGGTGCAGAATCGCGAACAATAAGAGTTGACATGTCGGGAGACTTTGATCCTGAAAGTCCTGTATCAGACAAAGAAGCAGAAGAAGTTACACAAGAACTTGCCAAAGCAGGCATTGTTGCAGATGTTCAGCCAGATGAAAATAGACACAATGGAGTTGTAATTCATACTGACGCAAATCCAGAAGCAGTGAAAGATGCATTGGGTTCAATGATAGAAACTCTTAACACATTTGAAGACTTTGAAAAAGAAATAAACTTGATTGTGGGAGAAGAAGAAAATGGTTTGTTTGCATCAGATAAAACTGAAAGTGAACAAGCAATAGTGAAACTGAACAAACTGATGGCAAAACATTTCCCTGCAGGTCCTAATGGAGTTAATGGCATTGAAAGTTTACAAGGCATAATCGATGACGAAGACTTGAATGCACAAATTAAAATGGCTTCAAAAGAAGATGCTGATGCTTGTTTGAGACCAATGATCATGGATTACATCAAATCCAAAAATCCTCAAATGATTTCTAAAATTGATACAGGTGATATGAAAACTGAAGAAAAAGGCAAAAGTTCAGGGGTAGAAATAACTCCAGAACTGAAAGAAAAAGTTCAAGCATGGTGGGACAAATGGTCAAAATACCAAGGTGGCAATAGTAACACAATGGCAGAAGGATATTTGCAGTATAGATTAAACAGTGGCATCGGCCATGACTTTTTTAATGCAGATGAAGTCATTGCTTTAAAGAAAAAATACGGTGAGGATTTTGATGATTCAGCACACATGGACGAAATGCCATTAACAAGACAATGCGAAGATGAGATACAAGCAATTACAGGCAAGGACAGTGAAGACGCGGCTAACATAGTACAGGATGTTGTAAAACATTTTGTTGAAAAAGAAGCGATCACATTCGAAGATATCAAACCTTATGTGTCTATGTACAAGGGCAAAGATGGAAAGATTGTGCATGATATATTAGACAAAGACGGCAAAAGTGTAACAACGTTTAACAATGCCAAAGAGGCAATAGATTTCTTAAGCAAAAATTTCGACAAATTAAGAAACAAAGACGTGAAAGAAAAAACAACAGCACACGATCTAGATACAGATTACGAAGGTTCATTTGAATACGAACTGCCAGGTGATGATGGCGAAATGGCATATGGTAAAATTCATTACAAGGCCATCAATGGTAAAGTTGATCCTAACTCTTTGAGAGGTGAATACACATACGATGGAAATCACAAAGTAGACGATGACTTTGCCAACGAGATGATTAAACCAGGCGGTCCAGAACACGAAGAAGCATTGAAAGCCGCACAAGAAGATTACGATTACGAATCAGACAGAATGCGTTCTAAATTTGGCATGGAAGATCAAGAAGAAAAATCATTCAAAGACAAAGAGCAAACTGTGGAAGACTTTGTGAAAAGTTTCTTTGACTACACATCTAACCAATTTCCAAAAGGTGAAACAGCAGTGCTGACTTCAGTAGAGAAGAAGTTCGGCGACAATGCTGTTAGAACTGCACAGGAAACAATCCAAAACTTAATGGCAAACAAAGATCCAGAAATTGCCAAAATCAAAAAACTAGCAGGCATCTAATATAATTCGGTAAAACACCCAGATAATTACTTGTTGACTAAATACTCAAGTTATTGTAGTATATGATACTATGTGCTACAAAAACATTAAAGGCACAAACGCTATAAAGGCAAAATATAAAGGAGGCTAATATTATGGCAACACTTGCAGAAATACGTGCAAAACTAAAAGAACAAGAAACACGATCAACAGGCTCAACCAGATCAGGTGGCGACAATGCTATCTATCCATTCTGGAATCTTAAAGAGTCAGAACAAGCAACAGTTAGATTTCTACCAGACGGTGACAAAGAAAACACATTCTTCTGGAAAGAAAGATTGATGATTAAATTACCTTTCGCAGGAATTAAAGGTGATACTGATTCAAGACCTGTGCAAGTTCAAGTTCCATGTATGGAAATGTATGGAGAAACTTGTCCTATTCTGACAGAAGTTAGAGCATGGTTCAAAGATCCTAAGTTAGAGGACATGGGCAGAAAATATTGGAAAAAAAGAAGTTATATTTTCCAAGGCTTCGTCAAAGAAGATCCTCTAAATGAGGAATCAACACCAGCAAACCCAATTAGAAGATTTATAATTGGTCCGCAAATTTTCCAAATCATTAAAGGTGCATTAATGGATCCAGACATGGAAGACCTTCCAACTGATCTATTAAACGGTGTAGACTTTAGAATAATCAAAACATCCAAAGGCGGATATGCTGATTACTCAACATCTACATGGTCTAGAAAATCTAGAGCATTGACAGATGAAGAAAATAATGCTATAAATCAATTTCAATTATACAACTTGTCTGAGTTTCTTCCAAAGAAACCATCAGATGTTGATGTAAAAGTGATGCAGGAAATGTTCCAAGCATCGGTTGATGGTGAACCGTATGACCAAGAAAAGTTTGGTCAGTACTTTAGACCAGCAGGAGTATCAGCAAAAACTGGTGACCCTGTAACGCCAAAAGCAGAAACACCTGCTCCAATGGCACAATCGACAGCAACAGAAACTCCAAAGGTTGAAACAGCACCTGCAGAGAAACCTGTAGCATCAGACACAAACAACAGTGCGGAAGACATCCTTGCGATGATCCGTGCAAGACAAGGCAAATAATAATACTGTGGGAGTCGCAAGGCTCCCACATAAATTAAGGAAATAAATTATGGTAAAAGCATTTGACGTAAGTAAGTTTAGAAAAACTTTAACAAAATCCATCACAGGAATGAGCAGTGGATTTAATGATCCAACAGATTGGATCTCTACAGGTAACTACGCATTGAACTATTTGGTGAGTGGTGATTTCAATAAAGGTGTTCCGTTGGGAAAAGTGACTGTGTTTGCAGGAGAATCTGGAGCAGGTAAGTCGTACATATGTTCAGGTAACATTGTGAAAGCGGCACAAGATCAAGGTATTTTTGTGGTATTAATTGATTCAGAGAATGCACTTGACGAAACATGGTTGAAAGCATTAGATGTAGACACTGATGAAAAAAAATTATTAAAACTTAACATGAGCATGATTGATGATGTTGCAAAAACAATCTCAACATTTATGGAAGACTACAGAGCAATGAACGATGAAGACAGACCAAAAGTATTGTTTGTGATTGATTCGTTGGGTATGTTGTTGACTCCAACTGATGTTGATCAGTTTAACAAAGGTGATATGAAGGGTGACATGGGTAGAAAACCTAAAGCACTTACATCACTTGTAAGAAACACTGTTAATATGATTGGTTCACACAATGTAGGACTTGTGGCAACTAACCACACATATGCATCACAAGACATGTTTGATCCAGATGATAAAATATCAGGCGGACAAGGTTTTATCTATGCATCATCTATTGTGGTTGCAATGAAGAAGTTGAAACTGAAAGAAGACGAAGAAGGTAACAAAGTTACAGATGTACGTGGTATTAGAGCCGGCTGTAAAGTAATGAAAACTAGATATGCTAAACCTTTTGAAGGTGTGCAAGTCAAGATTCCATATGAAACTGGAATGAATCCTTACTCAGGACTGGTTGATCTTTTCGAAAAGAAAGGTATTTTAATTAAAGACGGAAATAGACTAAAATACATTGATTCAAAAGGAACAGAAACTAAAGAATATCGTAAAGTATGGGAAAGTGGTGGAGAACTATTGGACAATATTATGAAAGATTTCGACAGTATTGTTTCTAAAGAAGAAGAAAAAGAAACGGAAAACAAAGATACAAAGGAGACTACTGAATGATCGAAAGTAGATTGTTTACTGAACTTTGGGAGTTTTTCAAAGCACACGCAGATAAGAAACAGATAGACGTATTGGCTGAAAAGTACATAGACATAATGGCTGATCACGGAATCGAAGATGAGGCTTTGCAAGAATCACTGGGTTCAGATGAAGATTTGGACAAAGCAATTAATTATTATCTGGATCTTGACGATAAAGACGAAGACTATTAATAATGAGCGGCTGGTATCAAAAGATTGCTAGAGACATTAGTCAGATTCCAATGGCTATTCAACATTATGAACAAGAATTGGATCAAGCAAGACTTGAATGTAGAATAAAAGGTAATCTTGAAAAAAATTCAGCCGCTATGCCTGGTATAGTTGAACAAAGATTCAACCAATTACAAGAAATAGAAGCAATTCTTCAGTATCTCAACATTGAATTGAGAAGACTGCGAAGTAAACATTTCAAAAAATATCTTGAAAACTATCAACGTGCATTATCCAGTCGTGATGTAGAGAAATATGTAGACGGTGAAGCAGACGTAGTTGATTATGAAAAAATCATCAACGAGTTTGCACTGTTGCGAAACAAATGGCTCGGCATCACTAAAGCCCTCGACCAAAAGCAATGGCAGATAACTAATATTACCAAGTTAAGAGTCGCAGGAATGGAAGATGCAACATTATGATCATAAAGCCTATGTAATAACAATGAAAGGCAGATCTTTTTCGGAAGAACTGTCCAAGGATTGTATTGCATCTGGAAAA